GTCAATCCAGCCCTTTGGGTCCAGGTCTTGACCGTAGCCACTTTCACGGATCTCGATGTCGTCGTTGCCGACGCTCGCCCAAATGCTCATGCGCGCAGGTTACCTCTCTGATTTGTCTACGAACGTGACGGCTAGATGCCTGTGATCGCTTGCGCTTCCTCGGTGGTAAGTCCGAGTGCTTCCAACTTCGCCAAGGCTGACGCCTTCGCCGCTTCACGATCTGCGACGGCCTGCGCTGCGGCCTTTTCCAACCGCTTCACCTCGGCCTGCACCTCGGCAGACGTAAGCGGCTCCACGCCTTCGGTATGCCAGATGATGCCTTCAACGTCGTCGCCGTTCATGGTCCACTCTGCGCCGGGACGGAGCGACGCTACGGCTCGCTGAATAGTTACGTTGCTCATGCGCTTACCTCGATCGCGTAAAAACTCATGGTTTGTTCTGCGTTTTTGGCTTCCATCTGTACGTTTGCGCTGTCAGTTTTGCCGCGTATCTTGTAAGTGACTGCGCTCGTCGTCGCGGGTGTTACATACCCTGAAATCACCGTCGGATAAAGTGCGCCGCTTACGTTAGAAAAAACACCAAAGACGCAATCCTCTGCTCCGGAAACAGAATTATTTGATGAATCTGTCATCCGCGCATAAGCGTAACTGCTGCCTGTGCTGATATTTGCTGCACGAAATTGAGCAAAACAAAGCAGCAAAACCGCGCTATCCGACTTCGTCGGTGTAATGGTCACGGACATACCCGTCAAATCCACATATGAGGTGCTAGTCGTGGTCCGATTAGTTGTGTCCGTCGCTCGCACTATCTGAAGAATCTTGCCGCTGGTCAATGCTTGGAACGCTGCACCGTCCCAGAACTTCACCTCGGCAGGCGTGCTGTTGGAGTCGTACCAAAGAAAGCCGCTGTCGGTCGTGCTCGGTGTCGCGGTCCCATACGAATAGGGAAGTTTGGACGCGAACGTATCGTTGAGATCTGCGGCGGCCAGGACTTCGCCCGCTGCAAAGTCATCTCTTACTGCCATGGTTTTCCTTTCTTAGAACCCGAGCGTGTTCACGTCGAGCAGGCCGAAGGTTGCGGAGTCAAGAACAAGCGCAGGTGGCTCACCTTGGGAGAAGGACAACCGCACGCGGTGTTGTGTTGGGTCAATGCTGTGTTCGATTTGATCCAGTCGCACGAACTGGTCGATGGGGTCACCGATGCTGCTGGGGGTGTAGACCACCTGGACAAGTGCGCCCAGTTCTAGGCCCAAGACTTGTGCCACCTGCGGGTCAGGCAGCGCGTCCAGCACCACCTCAATGGCGTCAATGCGCAGCAGCGGTTCTTCGTACCTGGCCAGGATCAAGTCGGCCAGGTCTTGGGCTTGCGTGTCGTCGGCCAGCAAGGTGTCGCGCAGCTCGTAGTCAATAGCGCCATAGGCCGCCACGCTGGCGGTGCCCTCGGCGGTAGCGGTGCCACCACCTAGGCGCGTGACCGTGATGCGGTTGCGCAATTCCTCGCTGCCATAACTGGCAGCCACGTTGACGTAAGAGATGCCGGTGCCGTCGTCAGCAAACTTGGTGTCGGTCAGGATCTGCAGGCTGGACCGGTCGCGGAAGGTGAGCCGCCCGTCACGGGCAATGAACAACGCACCCTGCTCAGAGGTGTCCACCTTCTGCAGGTACTGCAGCGCGTTGACCGGCTTGGGGTCAGCAGCGGTGCCGCCGATGGCATCGGCCTGCAAAGTTGCCACGCCAGTGTCAATGTCGCGGCGACTATCCGGCCAGGCAATTTCGCTGCGGTCCAAGATCGCCTCAATGCGTGCACCGGTTGCCTGAGCCGTGGCGGTGTGCGGCTGGATCTCCTGCTGAGCCAAGAAGGCAAAGGCGTCAGTGATCTTGACTGAGGAGATGTGGTTGCCGTCCAGCGAATAATCCAGATCCCAGTCATCGACCACGCCCGAGAACACTGGCGCACCGCCAGCGGTGATACTGACCGCCTTGCGGGGTCGCATGGACGCGCCGTAAGGCGTGACCGCTGTGCCTGCTGCTGGGTCGTACTTGCGTGCAGAGTTGTCCAGGTTGACCGTCGCGGCACCGGCCTGGTACCGCTCAAGTTCCCGCGAGCGTCCACGCCTGATGGACACCGTGCGCACGTCCTGTGTGACGTCCTCAAGGATGTCGCCAGCCAGGCCGAACGGTGCGTCATCAAGTTCACCCTTGACCGGGTCGTCCAGGGTGAAGAAGTTGCCGACGCCGCCTGCGGCTAAGTCAAAGGCGATGCGGACACGAACGTCAGGCCGAGGCATAGACAGGCCCGTTGCGTCGAGAGTACGCAGCAATGGCGTCCACGATCTGGCGGCCAACCTCGGGGCCGTCAGTTCCTAGGCCAGCGTTGACCACCAAGTTGATGGTTGTGCCACCAGCGCCTATGGCGACACCGCCGCCGCCCACGCCTGTCATAGATGCGCGCATGTCGTGGTTGGGAATGATGCGCCCCGGCATGGTGGGCACGAACAACTCAGGCCCAGCCTCACCGACGATGTACGGGCTGCCAGCAGCCACTGGTCCACCCATGCGCCGACCAGGTATGCCCTCGGTGACGTGGCGAGTGACGACCGTGATGACCGTAGTGCGCTCCATGGACTTGGCCAAGTGGGACATCATGTTGTTCAACTTGTTGAACCCAGGGCCGCCTGGTCCAAAGCGTGCGACAAAGCCCGCCTCGGTGTCCTTGGCCAACTGCAAGCCCGTGCCGTAGTAGGTGTCAGCCGCAAAGACGCCGACCTCTGTGGCAGCGTTCTGCGTTGACTCAATCAAGCGGTTGGTCTCGTCAATGGCGGTTGCGCCGCCGTTGATCAACTCGTCAGCAACCTTGGTGCCTGCGTTGATTCCCTCCTGCACCACCATGGTGATGGCCTCAGGACTAAGCCCTTGTTGAATCAAGGTTCTAATCCTGTTTGCAAACTCAACAGCCCTGTTGGCCTGCTCATTGAGGCGTTCAATGAACGTGCCACCGACGCGGTTGCCCTGCTCGTCCATTTCAGGCACGGCGTCACCAAAGTCCAGGCCACCCATGATGGCGTTGGTCACTGACTTGGCCATGCCGTCGTACTGCGCCTGGATCTCTTCGCGGGCAGACTTCAGGCGCGCGGCAACCTCGTTGAACTTTTCCTTGAACTTGTCCAACTTGCTTGTGGCTGTGTCGCTTGCCTTGGCTGCACCGCCACCGCCGCCGCCACCTGCACCGGCCAGGGCGTTGGTCAATCCGTCCAGGCCAGGGATCGCGCCGTCAGCTGCAGTGCCGAGATTGTTGAACGCCGACACCCCAGCCTCAGTTGCCTGGTTGCCGCGCAGCACCTGGCTGGCGTAGCCGCCAATGTCGTTGGCCAAGTTGTTGGCAGAGTAGGCAGCCTGCTGGCTGGCCGAGGTCATGTTCTTGAACTCAAACTGCGCTATGTGCGTGGCTCGACTTACGCCAGGCAGCACATCAGCCAGTTTGTTGTAGGCGTCAATCATCTTGTTGACAGCGTTGATGGCAAGGTTGATGCCCGCCGCCACCGCTGCGCCAGCGTTGTTGAACGCAGCGGTGACGACGCTGGCGATGTTGCTGAACGCTGCCTTGACACCGTTGGCCAGGTTGCGGAACGCAGCCGACACCGGCCCCAGCTTGTTGAACAAAATGTCAATGGCTGCAACGACTGCGCCACGTATCAAGTTGGCCACCATGCCGAGCACTGTGTAGACAACCTCATACACCTTGATGACTGCGCGCACACCGTTGGCCAGGACGTTCCACCATCCAGTCAAGACCTGCAGCGCGCCCGCCAAGATGTTGCCTGCGACGGTGGCCACTCGATCAAGGATGCTGCGCAGATCACCTGCTTCACCTGTCACGCCCTTGAACGCACCCAGCACGTCACCCAGCAAGGTGCGGGCAATGTTTTGCACCGTGGTGATCAGCGTGCCCACTGCATTGCGCAGTGCCTCGCTGCGGTCGTACATCATCTTGAAAGCCAAAGCCACTGCGGCGACCGCCGCGACGATAGCCACCACCTTGATGGCAAGAATCGCACCCGCCGCAGTGATGCCGCCAATGGCAACCATGGCCGCACCGATCATGCTGACCAACTTGCCAACGATCAACAGAACCGGGCCAACGGCTGCAGCGATAGCGCCGCCAACAACGATGAACTGCTTGGCTTGCGGGCTGAGGTTCTGGAAGGCGTCACCTAGCGCTTTCAGCCGCTCAGCAAACTGCGCCACAAACGGGGCAATGATGTCGCCAAACTCAATGAGGCTGGTCTTGAGATTCTGGAAGGCCTGCTGCAACTTGAAACCTGTGGTGTCAGCCACGACGCCAAAGGCCTCGTCGGTCATGCCAGCCGCAGCGTTCACCGCGCCAAAGGTGCCCTCAAGTGAAGCGGCGTCAGCATCAAGGATCTGGAACGCAGCAGACGCAGCCTCGCTTGAGCCGAGCAGTCTGCCTAGCTGCTCGCGGTTGCCGCCAAGCTTCTCGTCCAACATGGTTAGCGCTGCAGGCAGGCCGTCCTCAGCAATCGCTGCACGCATGTCAGCAGCCGACAGGCCCACACCCTTCAGCGCCTTCTTTGCTTCCTCAGTCGGCACGACGAAGGCACGGAACAGGGCAGCCACCTGGGTGACCGATTGTGCGGCATCGCCGTTGGTGCGGGTCAACAGGGCGACCGCGCCGCCCATATCTTCTAGGCTGGCGCCCGCTTGCTTGGCGAACGGCAGCACTCGACCGATGGCACCAGCAAACTGGGAAGTCTCAAAGTTACCGGCACGAGCTGTGGCCACAATCATGTCGGTGGCGCGGGCAGCGTCCACGACCTCTGGGCCGTAGGCGTTCATGGCGCCAGCCAGCGAGCGGGCAACGTCGGCAGTCTCACCTAGGCCAGCAGCGCCAGCCTTGGCTGAGAACTCCAAGGCCTGCAGAGCAGCCTCACCGCGCAAGCCTGCAGAGGTGACAACAAACAGCGCGTCGGCTAGTTCCTTAGGACTCTTGGCAGTTTGCCCCGAAAGTTCCAACACCGACTTGCGCATGGTGTCAACTTCGTCTTTGGCAATACCAACCAGCGCCGTGATCTTAGACATGGACGAGTCGAACTCAACCGCCATGGCTGTAGCGGCGGCACCCACGCCCACGATGGGCAAGGTCACACTGGCAGTCAGGGTCTTGCCTGCCTTAGACATCTTGTCGCCAAACGCCTGGACTTGGCTGCCCATGGCTTGAACCTTGCCGCCCAGAGACATGCTGGCGGCCTGCAACTTGTTCAGGTCGCTGATAGCGCGCTTGATGTCTTTGTCTGTGTAGTCACCCTTGACGACAACATCGACGGTGTTCTTGGCCACTGTCGTCCTCTCAGGCTCGGTTCACGTCGGCTATTGCCTTTTCAATCAAGGCGCCGATGGTCTTGGCTGCTTCTGGTCCCTTGGCGTAGTACGCGGGGGTCAACAAGCGGGGCCACATGCCCACGTTGCGGGCACCCTTACGGGTACCGGTTTGCTTGTTGATGTTGCTATTGAATGGGTGACCACTTTTGTCTTTGCTGCCAGCAAGGGTGAAAATGGCAACGGCTGGGGTGTTCTTTTCCAATATGGCCCGACCCTGCACTTCACGAAATCCCTGCACGACACGCGAACGAAACTTGGTCTTGAACTGAAAATCACCAGGGCGATACGACAGGTCGCGCCGTTCCCCTCGGCTTTCGGTCCATAAACCCCAGCCAGATCCTGCGCGCCTAGGTATCAAACCCATGGGCGGCACTCGGCTTTCAGCGTCCCTGGTAACGGCGGCAGTTGCCTCCTTGACGCCTTTTTGGACTACGCGCCAAGCGGTCTTATCAAAGCGCTGCAGCGCGTCAACCTTTGCTGCAGCCCCTTTGACTTCTACCTTCATCACCATCAGCGTCTACCCTTCGCCGCATCACGTTCTTGCACAGCGCGCCAGCGCAGATATCGCTGCATGGTCACCAACATGCGCGGTGACTCTTTGAGCAGTTCACTTGGTGCTATGTGGTACTCGTAGGCCAGGTGAACTATGTGGAAGTGGGCGCTGTCTTGTCCAAAGGGGCAGGCTCGCCAACGTCGGCAACCTCAATGCCGTCCACGGTATCCAGCCAGGTGTCAAAATCACCGGCCTTGCCGTCGCGCTTGAGTCGATGCCACGCCAACCAGACCAGGTCGGTGAACTTGACCTCGGACTCAAAGCGCGCAACCGAGCGGTCAAACTCCCGCTCAAAGGCGACGAGGTCGGGCGCAGACACAGTGACATCTGCGCCCGCCCCGTCGTTGTAGGTGACACGTAGTTGCATCTTCATCGCAGGACTCTTTCTTTCAGAGGGTTAGGTGTGAATGCTTAGGCGCCCGTGCCGCGAGTGACCGCGCCTGTGATGGGCCACGAGATGGACTGCGTGCTGAGATCGCCGACCGCACCGTCAACCGGGTTGATGGCGTTGACCAGAACGCTGAACGAGTATTCGGGGTTTGCCGAGCCCGCAGCTGCGGTGCCCATCCGTACCTTGATGGCAGCAGTGCCACCGAGGCTGGACCAGAACTGCTCGTCAATGCTGCCGGCAGCCATGTCCTGGTGGACGTCCATGGAGAACGTGCCACCGCGCAAACCGCCAATACGTTCCCTCCAGCCATTGCCAGAGAAATTGGTGACCTCAATGTCATCGGCCTCAAGGGCGATGGTGACCTGGGCAACGTTGGCCGAGATGGTGCCATAGGCCGTGCCGCCTGTGGGGGTGAACTGAATCACCGGATCTTGCAGAACAAACTTAGCCATGTGCGTGGCCCTTTCTCATGCGTAAACCTGTACGACGAACTCGCCGGACAGGTAGGTGGTGTCACCTACTGTGACTTGGTTGTAGTTGCGCAGGTTGGTTACTCGGCAGTCAAAGGCAGTGCCGCCGAGGGTCTTGTCACTTTCAATAGCCGCCTTGACGCTGCTGGCTCCCGTGCCAGAGCAGTAGGCGTCTAGACGGTTTTGTGCGGTGCGTTCATCAACGCGGCCCACGATGACCATGACGATGAACTCGTACAGATCCCCGCCCGATCGAGCAAAGGCCTGGTCGTAGGTGATGGTGTTGGGCATCACCACAGCGATGGGTGGGGTGACCTGGTCGGGAATTGTTGACGACGTGCGCAGCCCTGAGATGGTTGCAAGGTTCGCAGCCACCTTGGTGCGCAGCATGCTCAAGTCGCTCATGCTGCGGCGTACTTTTTGAAAGGCCGAATCAGCATGGCAACGTCAGGGTCAACCTTGCCGACACGAGCCACACCCATGTCGCTGAAACCCGCAAAGCCCAACGGTGAGTCCAGGCGCTTGTAGATGCGGCTGGCCTGGATCACGCACGCCTGGGTCACCTGGGTAGGCACGGGCGTGAAGCCGTAGGTGCCGGTAATGCGCACGGTGGCCTGCTTGCCCCAGATCGGCAGCAGGTAGTCACCGATCATGCGCAACCGGTAAATGGGAAAGGCGTTACCGCTAACCCGTTGGTTGACCGGCTCAGCCTGGTAGTCCGACGTCTGCAGGGTTATCAAGAACGTCAAGTCACCGCTGTCGTCCAACTTGACTGAAGTGATTGCTGTCAGGTCGTCGGTGTCTACGGTCAGCGAGTCGCTTGGCACAAAGTCGCGGGTGGCGTTCACGCTGTAGAAGTTGCGGTCACACTCGCTGTCAATCATGCGGCTGGCTGACTCCACTGCCATGTTGAGCAAGGCATCGTCAATGCTGTCGCCCGTCGGGATGCGTAGCGCTGCCTTGATCTGAGCCAGCGTGCAATAGCCGTTGGTGATGCTCACGCGGCCTCCTGTCGTAATGCGTGCGCGATGTATTGGGTGACGGCGATCTCGGCGCGCCAGCCAGGCAGTCGCTTGTTCGGGTAGTGGCACAGCGCTGACGGCTCGTCAGCCCACACTTCTAAGGGTTCATCGGTAAACACTTGCGCCAACTTCATCGGGCTCAGCGACAAGTAGGTGGCCACGTCGTAGACATTGACAGGCGCATCCAGGGCCGCCATGAACGCTCGGCACACGTCGTCCATGTGCACCCAGTCGCGGGGCTCCAAAGACGCAGCCCGCAAAGTCTGACGGCCAGCCAAGTGTTCGATCAGCTGCGGCACGAATCCTCGACCAGTGCGCGCACTTTCGCCGTAGATGCTGAACAACGTGAGCGTGGTGTGCCCAGCAAAGATGGCTTGCTGCGCCGTCTTGACGCGGGTGTAGAACAGCAACTCAGACTCAAACCCAGCGTGCTGCCACCACGTTGCGGTGTTGATGACCGGCACGCTGTGCTTCTCCGACCAGGTGACCAGGTCCTCGTTGAAGTACGTGAACGTGGCGCAGTCCGACTCGTTGCGGTGATCGGGTGCGGCCAGGTGGAACACCACGTCAGCGCGCATGAAGTCAGTCACTCGATGGCCGACCAAGTAGACGTCAATGTTGCGGCGCATCAAGTAGCGCACCATGGCTTGACCCAAGTGGCCGGTTGCGCCAGTAATTGCTACGCGCATGATGCTTTGGCTGAATTGGCGGCTAGAACAAAGTTCCAGGTTTTGCTCATGTCAAAGGGCAAGCCGTAGCCCTGTTCAACAAGAACTGCCCACTCAGCAACAGCCATGGCTACGTTCTGCTGAGGCTCGCCCCTGCTAATGAAGTCATCAGGGTTTGCCACGCCAACAGTGAAGGCTGGCTCAGCCAGCACCTTGATCCTGCGGCACGGTGTGTTCGCCCAAGAATGACCGTACAAGAAGCGCAAGCGCTCGCGCCCCTTGACCAAGTCCAACTTTTCGCGTCGCACCACATTGGCGGTAATCAGTGTTGCGGCAATAAGCAAACCTGGGTCTGTCTCGTGAATGGCTGCTATGTCGTCAAGTAGTCCACGAGCCGGGGTGCTTGCCTGTTCGGTCAACAGTATGAGGCGGTCAGCGTCGTCGCTGTAGATCGCAGCCAAAACGTTGGCGATGGCATCTGGCAGCAGCGCGTCGTCGTCCCCGATCAGCCACACCCACGGTGCGCTGCCTTGCTCAAAGCCCCGGAAGATGTTCGGGTCACCGCCGAGGTTGACGCCGTGATGCTGGTACGCAACGCGGCACGGTGCACCGGCAAGCACATCCTTGATGCGCTGGGAGTAGTTGCCGCTGGGGTCGTCGTCGGAGATGATGACCTCAACGCTGGGCGTCAGTTGCGGCGCCATTGACTCAAGAAGCGCTAGCAGGCTTTCACGCTTGTAGGTCGGTATGTAAATCGTCAACTGCTGGCCGGTCAAGTCTGCGTTCAGCGTCCACGACTTGGAAGGCTGCGGCAGGTCTGGCTCGTTTTGCTTGGCAACCTGGGCCAGGTAGGGCCGCCAGTGTTGCTCCCAAACCAGGTCCGCGTCATAGGCAAGTGCGTGCTCTCGTGCCTTGTCGCTGCGTCCACGCCCACGCGCATAGGCCGCTTCCAGGGCATCAACAATGCTGGGAATGTTTGGGGTGTTGAACCACGACATTTGGGCGCCATCCCAATATGGCTGGCCCTCAGTCAGCCAACCGTCGCCCAGCAGCTCAGGCTGCGCACTGAAATTGTTGGCTATGGCTGGGGTGCCACAAAGTTGCGCTTCCAGCAAAGTAAGGCCAAAGCCTTCACCAAGCGTGCTGGCCAATAGAACGTCAGTGCCATTGAACAAGGCAGCCATAGCCTCATTGGGTATGCCGTTGTGCATAGCGCGCTGGCCCACGAACTTGTAGTGCCGATGCTCCTGCAATCCACAAGCCTTGAGCAGAATGTCCAGCGCCAAGCCGTTGTGGGTTCCGTAGCGCTCGGTGTGCAGGTACAGCCGAGCATCAGGCTTGTCTTGGGCAAAGATAGAAAAGGCAAGAATGTTTTCGGCCCAGGCCTTGCGGTGGATGCTTCCAGCGCCAGCCGCCTTGTTGGCGTTGATGCACGAAACAACGAAGTGGTCCTCGTCGAACTCCATCAACTCTCGACCAGTGCGGCCCTCATAGGTTGCACCTGGGTAGTAGATTTTGCTGTCAATAGCCATGGGGATATACAGCGCCTCAACCCCTGCGCGCTGAATCTGTTCTTGACCAAACCTGGTCACGGCGATGGGTGTGACGTTCTTGCGCTGCAACGTAGCCAACACTGCAGGCGGCACTGGCATGTGGTCCACCATTGTCCAAACAGCGGTGGGGATGCCTTGCCAATACTTTTCGGGCATCGTCCAAGCGTCAAACAGGCAAATGGCGATAGCCGGGCCGGGGTGCTCTTTGGTCCACTCAACAAAGTTGCCAGGCACAGTGTCGTTGCTGTAGGACTCAGTGCCCATGGGGAATATGGGCACGCCCTCCCACAGTGTGCGCATACCTTGCAAGCCGTAGTTGCAGTTGACCGCAACGTGGTGACCGTCGCGCTTCATGCGACTCACGACTTGCGCTGTTTGCGTTCCATAGCCTGTGCCAGTCCATGGCGCGTTGCTATGGAACAACACAGTGACTGGGTCAATGCCTTGACGGTTGGCGCGTCGTCGAGCAGCTCTGTCCATCGCAGGTTTTCCTTTGTTCGCAGGTTTTCGCAGGGGTGGTGTCGGGGGACGCTGTCCTGCGCCCAACGCCCCCCGACATGGCCAGGGGCCGAGGTTGTCCCCGGCCCCTGGCAGTTTGTGCTTCCGATCAGGCAGTGCCGCCACGGAAGAACTTGACGGCGTCGGTACGCCCGCCGCCGAGGTCGCCACCGACGCGGATGCGCGCCTTGAAGGCAACCTGGTCGGAGGTGAAGTAGGCCTCGTCACTGCGCACGATCTCCACGCCGCCAACAACGCGGGAGTGGTAAGCGCGCAGATCACCGAACAGCACCGACTTGCCGACCAAGGTGGCCGAGGTGGCCGCCGTGCCGATTGCGGGAACGAATGGGTTCTCGTAAACCGGATAGCCCAGCAGACGTCCCGGAGTCGAGGCATCAGCGAACGGCTGGAACAGGTAGCCCTCGCTGCCCTTCAGCGCACGAACAGCGCCAAGGGATGCACGGCTCATCATCCATCCAGCGCCCGGCTGCGCAGCGTAAACGCTGTCAACCGCGTGCATGAGCGAGATGAGGTTGTCGCCAGTGAACGCGCCACTGACGCCGGTTCCACCAGTCACCGCAGGTGCAGTGCCGAGCGCGAAAACCAGGCCGTTGGGTTCCACTGTCCCCGTTCCTTGGGTCAGCAGGTTTCCTACGGCCGTCCCTAGGGCAATGCCCATCTGGCGACCCAAGAACCCAACCAGGTCTACCCCTGTATCGGACAAAAGCTCCTCGGAGCAGACCGTCAAGGTGCCCACTTTGTGGGCCCGGAGTGTGATGTTGGCGAACGTCGGGTCAGACTCGGCGTAGGTCGCCGCTTCTGCGGTAGCAGTGCCCGCCATGCGAGCGGTCTGCACCGGCACCTTGATGTCCTCGCCTGACGTGGTGTTCAGGACGGTGACAACGTTCGGATCGAGCAACGGCGACAAGGTTGCCAACTGCTCTTGGATGATGTCGTAGAACGACTGCGGCACAGTCTCCGGTCCCTTGGTGGAGGTACCAGCAGACAGGGCGCGCTTCTCAAACGTCGCGCTGCGGCGCTCGCCACGAGCGATCTGACGAATGATGTCGGCGTCAGTCAGTTCAGCTTCAACAGCACGAGCCTCGGTGCGAACCTCGGGGGCTGCAGCAAGTGCGTCAGCCACGCGGGCGTCACGCTGCTCAAAGGCACGCACCTCGTTGATGCGGTCCTGGCGGTTGTCAATCTGCGCGTTGATTGCGTCCCAAGCGGTGCGCTCTTCAACAGACAGGTCACGCTTTTCCTGCTCAGCCCGCTCAAGGTAGCCGCGAGCCTCGTGCAGGTCTTTCTTCTGAGCCTCAAGGAGGCTGTCCAGGTAAGACATGCTTTTCTCTTTCGTTAGTTATTGGATGCGCAGGTGATGACTGCCAGGCGGGTCGCTCATGGCAAACACATCGGCGGGCCGCTCAGATGTGTGGTGGAGGTGTCGGGAGTCGAACCCGAGTTCTCAGCGCGTCCCTCGTGGGGCTTTGCGCTAAGGCTTACCAATCACCCCCTGGGTCTACAGACCCAAAGCCTTCTCAGCCAGCGCTAACTTGGCGGCCAGCACAGATGCCGGTGCAGACGCTGGTGCTTCCGGCTGCGGTGCAATCTGGTCCACAACGTTGCGCAGCAGGTGCGCTTGTTGTTCGCTCAGTTCGCCGGACTGCAACGCGGTCATGGCGTCACTCAACTCGTCCACATCGGTGGCGGTGCGCGTTGCCAACGGCATCAACTTGCGCACGCTGGCAGTTGTCTGCGGGTAGGCAGGCACACCGGTCACGACTGAGACTTCATGGACCTTGGCAGCCAGCAGCGTGCGCTGCGTTCCGTCGGCGCTCCAATCGTCCTTGACCGTGGAGAAGCCAAACGACATGCCCTGGATGTCGCCACGCTCAGTTAGCACGCGGATGTCGCGGCCCCATGAGGTATCGGGCAGGTCAATCTCAACCCAGCCACCGTCGGTTCGGTCGTCAATGCGCAAGGTCTTGGCGCGAGTGCTGCCCAGCAGCAGCTCGTCGTTGTGGTTGACGTAGGCGCGAATGTCCACGCGAGACTTCAGTGATCGAGTAAACGCCCCCGGTGCGATGCGCTCGGTGAAGCCGTGGCCCAGGGGCAGGCTTGGGACGTCGTACTTCCAGGCGTAGCCGCCGAAGGTCATGCCGTTGCCGGACTCGGCTTGCCGGATCTCGGTTATCTCAGCGTCAAAAGTTCTGAACTCCACGCTGCTCATATCGGTTGCCCTTTCGTTGGCTTGCCATGCGTTGCAGTAGTAATCACCGCGCACGTACTCGTCCCAGCGCTGACACCAGGCGCGGTCGCCCTCGGTCATGCTTTCGTCGTAGAAGGCGCAGTTGCCGCAGGCACGACCCTCAGGCACGTCGCCCTCAAGTGCAGGCCGGTAGTTGTCCGGTAAGTCTCGGTTTTCTTTCATTAGGTATCCCTTGCGTTCGCCGCCAGGCTCAATGCCCTCAGCCAGACTCAGTGCCACCATCTGGTCAATGGCCGCTTGCTTGCTGCCGTGGCAGCCCATTACCTCGCCGTCTTGCTTGATAGTTGCCCAGCCGCTGCAGCCTCGTGCCTCGTCGGTTATGAAGTAAGGCATCAGGTCATCTCCAACAGCAGCAACTCGTCGTCTAGGCGCAGCCGGTCTCGGCGCGCAATCTCAAAGTCATCAGGCCACCTGACACCAGCGACTAGGCCGGTGCTGGTCTGCGCAGCGGTGACGACCGCAAAGGTGGTGATAGTGCCGCGTGCTACGCCGTCGCTGTAGTTACGACCACGCGCAGAACCAGCAAGCGCTGGTGCTGGCAATGGCTGCAACTTAGGCCGTGGCGGTTCTGGGTAGAACAGTCGCGGCCCGCCACCTGTGTCAACAGGTGCAGGCGGCGGCGGGGGTGGTGGTGGCGTAGGCACCGTGCCGGTGACTGAACCGCTTGAGGTGCTTACACCTGAACAGCTGCCCGTGATCTGTGCAGACCCAGCAACAGCGCCACCGTTGACAGTGAAGCCTGCGGTGGTGCCGGTCAAGTTGGGTGCACCTGCTGCAGCGCCAGCCGATTGGCTGGTGCCACTTACTGATCCACGCGCGCCTTCAGTGCCGACGACCGTGCCCGTGCTAATGGATGTGCCAGCCACTGAGCCGCGTGCGCCCTCAACACCGACAACCGTGCCGGTGCCTTGCGATGCGCCCGCCACAGTGCCCGTGAAGCCTGCAGCGCCTGTTGCGCTGCCTGCACTCGACGTTGCGCCTGACGCAACACCCGTGAACCCTTGGGCACCTGCGGTGGTGCCTTGGCTGCTATTTGAGCCAACAACGAAACCGGTGCCTGGTCCCCCGAGCACGTTGGTGTCAAGGACACCCAGCGCCTCGCTGTCAAGGGTGAACAGCCCAGCCATGGGCTAGGACACAGACTCAGACAGGTTTCCTGCAGCGATGGTGTAGGTGCCTGCGCTTGAAAACGTCTGGGAAGTATCCAACTGGCGCGAACCGTAGAACGTGCCAGCAGTGCTAGCAGACCAGTAACCCAGGTGCGTGATGGTTGCGCCGCTGGGGACGTCAAACACAATTTCAGCATCAGACACAGCGGTGCCACCGCTGGCTGCTGCCCAAGTGATTGCCTCGCGCGAGTAAGTGCCGCCCGTCACTTCGTTGCTGCCCGATGCGTTTGGCTCAGCGGTGTGGAGGCTGGCGTATCCAGCCACGGCAGTAAGGCCGCCCACTTGGGCGTTCAGGCCGTTGTCGTTCAGTGCCACTTATTCCTCCACGATTTCCATGATGTTGCCGTCAGCGTCGCGCTTGACTTTGCGTGTACGCGCTGGCTGCTCAGGCACAGTGACGTTGACAACCGGTGCTGGCATGTTGCGCAAGGTGTCGGACAAAGAAAGCCCAAATTGTTGCGCAATTTCCAGCGGGTCTAAGTCAGCCTCACGCACTGGGTATGCCTCAGTAACATCGACTTCTGCTTGCGCTTGCAGCGCAGCGTTTTGCAGTTGCACGCTCGGCAAGCCGGTGTGTTCCATCGCCGGCAGATCCAGGCTGGCAAGCACTTCAGCAGGCTCAAAGCCAACGTTAATCAAGCGCACCGCCATCGCAACGCGGCGGTCTTGCTCCACAATGTTGGCCGCTTCCAAGTTGACGTTGGCCAGCGGAACTCGATGCGCGTCACCGCCATCAACAGGCGGCAGATCTTCGCGCCGACGCACGTCGTTAGTGGACAAGAATCCTGCCTGGGTGCCGATGCTGTATGCGGTAAACCTGCTCTGCAAGTCACCGCGCAGCAGGCCGTCCATGTTGAAGCGCAAGAACGCTTGGGCAGGCAGCAATCGGCTGAAGGCTTCCTCAAGTTTGTGGACGTATGGCCGCAGCGTGATGGTCACGAACTGAATGTGCTGCTGCTCCACGCTGGCCTGGCTCATGCCGCCGCCGTCAGTGATGCCCAGCATGATTGGTTGAATCTTGAACACTCGGGCGATCTCGCGCACCGCAAACTCTCGGGACTCCGACAGTTGAGCCTCTTGCGCGTCGGCGCTCATCTTCTCAAACTTCGCGCCGCCAGTCAGGATGTTCGGGCGGTGTGCATTGCGCAAGCCCTTGCTGTTCTTCTCAAACTGATCCTTGAGGCGGTCGGCCTGCTCCTGGGTCAACTCGCCAGGCACGTTGATGATGCCCGAGGACAGCGTGCCGTTGCCGAAATAGCGGGCCGCGTACTCGTCCAACGCCCGAGCGATGCCCAACACGTCTTTCAGCTCGTCCACCCGCGCCATGCCCGTGATGGCACCAGGGCGCCTGATGTCGGTGATGTGCACCATGTCGTCCGACGGGATGACCTGCGTGTGGTCAAACACAAACTCAGTCAGGCCGCGCCGGTCCATCTGCGCGGTGACGCGCATCGGGTCCAGCACGCGGAAGCCCAAGATGTCGCCACCCTCGCGGATGATGCGCACATAGGCGTTGCCGTTCAGCAAGATGGACACCAGTACGGCTTGGTAGAAGTCGCTGCGCGCAACTGAGCGGTCAACGTCTGGCTGGTCAACCCAGGCCGGGCGAGGTCGAAACGGCACGCGCTCCCCGTCACGCCGGATGAACGTGTCCAGCGGCATCGTGGCGATGCTGTCGGCAATCAAGCGGATGGAAGCAAAGACAGCCGCCACCTTGGTGGCGGTGGCTGAGGTTACCTGGACCCCCGACAGCGATGCGGGTGCAAACAGCCCGTCGGTCAAGAACAGCGACTGGTAGGTGATGGCGCGCTGCTCGGTTGTGTTGCCTAACAATCGTCCCAGCATCAGCCACGCTCCATTGCAATACCCAGCGCCACGACACCGATGCCAGCCACGATCAAGCCAGCAGGCACAAAGATCAAGCCAGCGCCCACGGCGACCGCTGACAGTCCAGCGATCTGCAACAAGGTGGCGGTCATGGGTCTCCTAGAAAAAGTGAACGGCAGGCGCTGTGGGTTCTTCAATACGTGTGACAGCGCGCTCAACAGCCATGACGGCTGCAACCGCCAAGTCAATGTGGCGCAGGCTTGATTTGCTTTCCTTACTCAGGCGCCAGCCACGTGAGTCCTGGCGCAGCACAGCGTTAGACACGTGGCGCGTAAGCGCAGGGTCACCAGCGTGAGTCAACGCCCGTGTGTTGATCATGTCGGTAAAGCGCTTAGTGGCTGGCGTCATGCGGCTTGCCGACTGCGGGAACTCAGTCACTGGCAAGCCTTCGTCGGCCAAGATCTGCAGCGAGCGTGCCCACAAGTGCGGGTCGGCAGTGATCTCGCGCACCGCCCAACGCAAGCACGCTGTCCTAATCTGAGTTTCAACTTCAAGAATGTCCACGCGCCAGTCCATCGCCCCTGGCGGTCTTTCCCAATGCCCAGCAACCATGACGTGCGGGAACTCGCCCATCTCAACAGCCACTAGCGCTGTTGAGTCACCAGAGAACGAACCGTCAAGTGCCAGCACAATGTCGGCGCCGTCGGGAATGGTGCGCGCCACCTGGCAGTCGTCCCAGGCCGCTTGGCTCAACCACTGCCCCTGGATCGACACAGGCCGGTTGAACCAGTAGCGCTCCCACTCAGCGCTGGAAGTTTGCGGATCTTCGTAACTGTCGGCAATCGCCGCCAGGTCCATCCACTCTGCTGCTGGCCCGTACACCTCAGCCAAGCCCGCCATGCGATGGGTCTTGAACTTGGCGTCGTGGCGCGGTCCGGCTTGCTTGTGGTCAAACACCAAGCCAACGTCGGACACTCGACCCTCAGCAACTGCCTTGGCGTACTCGTGCGTCCCTTCAGCCACCGACTGCTCGCCGGGGGCGTACATGGTCGAGGTTTCCAAAGCCCAACCACTAGCCACCTTGCGCTTGAGCAGGTTGCGCATGACCACCTGATGCAGGCGCTTCAACTTAGGCAGCAACCACAAGTGGGTCTCGTCAAACACAGCGAACGTGGACTTGCCGCCATCCTTGCTGCTGTCGGCTGCCGACTCCGGTGAGATCACACCGCCGTTAGGTAACAAGATGCGGCCTAGGCCGACGTCGATGCGCCCAAAGTCAGCGACCAGCTCAGGTGCTGCGGTCTCAGGGTTCAGCATGTAGTAGATGGCGTCATAAGTGTTGCCTGCCTGGCCCAACTCGGTGGCAAAGCACAACACCTCAGGGCGTTGCACCGGCTGCCCTACTGGCTCACCCTCGGCGTACTCATAGCCCCACGGCGACACCTCACCGGCTGCAGCAAAGTGCGAGAACCGCACCGGGCCGAGCGCTTCAGCCACCGACAAGAACGCAGCCAACTCAGACTTGGCGCGACCCTTAGGGCGGCTAATCACCGCACGACGCACGCGCCGCTTGCCCTGATGGTCTACTTCATAACAGCGAGTGATGAACGCAGCGAACTCGTCGTCAAGCACCACTGGTTCGCCCTCAACGTCACCAGGGCCGTGCACGCAGTAATGCTCGATCCAATCCACCAGCGCCAAGCCCAAGGTAAGCATTACGCCTCAACGATGGACAGCAACCGCTCGCGCCGGTCAGAGGACATGCGCTGCCGCTTAGGTGCCTCGGCTGCCTCGGTGTCTACCTGGATGCGCAAGCGCAGCCGGTCCTCAGGGGTGCCTGCAAGTTTGCCCACGCGCAAGCGGATCTCAGCAGCCAGGCCAGGGCTGCCGTTCCACATCTCGGTGTGCAGCATCGCGGTGTCAATCAAGAAGTCCCAGTCAGCGTCAATGAACGTTGCCGCCATCGGGCTGCGCCGCCATGTTTCGTACCACGCCACGGTGCGCGCGTGCCAGGCAAAGTCAGGCAACTCAGGACCGCGCACTTGCCCGTCGTCAGTCACCTTCGTGAACTCCGACTGGCGGCGTGCGGTGTCGTTAGGCCGCGAGCGTTCAGCCTTAGGGGCTGGACCTCGACCGGGCATTAGGACTCCTTGGTGCCTTCTATCTGCGCATATGACGCAGGCAGTTGCAGGTTGGCGGATGGGTTTGTGTCTCCCGCGAACATCACGTGCCCAGCCAGCATCTCGTTGCGCTGGCGGCGCTCGTTATCTATTCCCAGGTAAATCTCAGTGGTGACCACGCTGGCGTGGCCGAGCATTGACTGCACGCGCCGGGCGCTGCCGTCGTAGCCCTTTTCGCGCAATTCCTCAAACAAACTGCGAGCACCCGACCGGCGCAGCACGTGGCAGCCATCGCCTTTGTTGACGACGCCGATGCGCTCCATGGCGCCTTTGACGATGCGCTGTGGGCGACCAATCGGCCTCGTGGGGCGCAGCGGGTTCGGCTCGCCCGTCGGCACGAGTTTGCGCTGACCGTGCACACCCTTCATCGGACGTGGGCCAACCGAGGGGACCACGTACCACTCAGAGTCAACGGTGCCCAACTCGTTCTGCACGTACACCAACCAAGCCGCCAACTCGTAACGCAACTCTGCGCAGATAGGCAGCTGGTCGGCTTGCTTAGTCTTGACGCGGTAAATGTGGATCTCGTTGCGCGTTAGGTCAACGTCACGCCAGCGCAGTTGCACGATCTCGCTGGCGCGCATGAATGTGTAGATGCCCAGCGCAATGAACGCCCGGTCACGGGCGTGGCCTGCAGCATCCAGCAACGCACCCAACGCTGGCAGCGTTAGCCAGGTTTTCTCACGCTTCTCCACTGTCTGCGTGCGCCAGCCCACCGTCGGGTCAAAGTCAGCAGGCAAGTGGCCATGGGTGCGGCAATACTTCAGAAAGTTGCGCAGGTTGATTAGGTAGATGTTCTTGGTGCCCGTTGACCACGTCTTGCCGATGAATAACTGGTCAATGTGGCGCGGGTGGATCTCAGCCACCTCGATGTCGCCCCAGGAGCGTTGCGCATGGTTGAGCACGTTGCGGCTAGTCGTGACAGTGGACTTAGCCAGGCCGCGAGCCTGCAAGAAGGCCAGGTACTGCTCGGCCACCTGCGATAGCGCAGGCACTAATCCACCTGGCAAGCAGACAAAAACAACTGCGCGCTAGAACCAGACGTCAACCATGGGCGGCCACTTGTGTCGTTTGCGTACACCGTCCACCTGTTCTGTGCGCCCTGAATCGTCGTGCCTACTGGGCACGCACCGTTCACCAAGAACACTGCGCCCTGGGCAAACCCCACACCAGCAGGGCCACGCTCACCGGCAGCGCCAGCAGGACCAGCCGGTCCAGTAACGCCAGGTGCACCGCGCTCGCCCTGGCTGCCATGTGCTCCCGGTGTCCCAGCCTCGCCGCGCTCACCCTTGTCACCCTTGGCGCCAGGTAGCCCTGGCTCGCCCTTGTCGCCAGGGATCGCAACGGGGGCAGGCAGCACAGGGTTACGCGCCTGCCAGCGCCAGCAGCGCAGTTGATTGCTAATGTTGACAATTTCATAACACTGCACACCCGACCATTTGGACTCGGCGGCAGCTGGTGGAGCAGTCAGGGCTAGGGCAAGAAGGACAAACAAGGCAACAATTACGCGCATGGCTTCACCTCACGATTGCGCAGGGGTTATGGTGAGGGGAAGTGATAGGGGGAAGTTGTGGGTTGGTTCAGCAGTAAACCGAAAGCAGCACCAGTCATGCCGGTGCATGAGTTACGACAAGGGACGCAAATACCGTTGGTCGATGTTGACCAGGCCTGGGTTGCTCAAGTTCAAGCGACCTATCCCAAAGAACCACGCATCGGTCACGTGGCACCCGTGCTTGTTGGCTTACGGGGCAAAGACATTGCGGTCTACAGCGACGGCAGACAGGTCGCGCGCATGAAGCCCGACATGGTGGAGTTGTACCTAGGCGAGTTCCAGACTTTGGCGCGCTTGAAACGCATGGGCAGCACCGATGCTTTCGTGAAGCCCGTCGGTGCCAAGACTCCACATGCACTCAGTCTCAACTGGGGCGTGCGCGCACAAGATGGTGGAGTGCTCGGCCCCATATCCATAACCCTGTGACCTGCACGTTCTGCGAGTGTGA